AGCTCTGCCAACCTTGAGATCCAAATCGCTGAAGCAGGCGGAGTAGCATTTACTAGTGCTTCGTTGAGCTTCCCGATCGCAGATCGGTTTGTTGCAGCGGGCAGTCCTTTTGGAGCCATTGCTGGCTCGACTGCTGAAGGTGGATGGGGACTTGAAAATAATCCTCGAATCCCCGAAATCGACATCAAGGTGGACAGCGTTGCTGTGACCGCTAAGACCAAGAAGCTTAAGGCTAAATGGAGCCCCGAGCTTGCTCAGGATTTGAACGCTTATCATAACCTCGACGCCGAAGTTGAGTTGACAAGTATTCTTTCCGAGCAGATCGCTCTTGAAATTGATCAAGAGATTCTTAACGATCTGGTCAGTGGTGCTACAGCGGCTACTCTGCACTGGAGTCGCCTTCCCGGTAAGTTTGTGAATCGCGAAACAGGCGCTGCCAATGGCAACAGCCTCTATCCTGATTTCACGGGCACCGTGAGCGAGTGGTACGAAACACTTCTTGAGACAGTCAATGAAGTGAGTGCTCGTATTCACCGTAAGACGCTTCGCGGCGGCGCAAACTTCTTGGTTTGCTCCCCTGAAGTTGCCAACATCCTCGAATTCACCGCTGGCTTCCGTGCTTCGGCAGCCGTCGATGATGAAAAAGGATCGTGGGGCGTGAAGCAAGTTGGCTCGATCAGCCGCAAGATGGAGATTTACGTTGATCCTTATTTCATGCGTAATGTTCTTCTTGTCGGACGTAAGGGCAGCAGCTTCTTGGAGAGCGGCTTCGTGTACGCTCCGTATGTCCCACTCCAGACCACACCCACCATTTTTGGTCCCGAGGACTTCGTGCCTCGTAAGGGTGTCATGACTCGGTACGCATCTCAGATGGTGCGCCCGGACATGTACGGTCTTGTTATTGTTCACGATCTGATTTCTGCCTAAACAGAAAAAAGGTCTGAATATTAATTGAGGAAACCTCGTCCTTGTGGCGAGGTTTTCTTTTTTTAAAAAAGGGTCTACTAAAAACTATTTACAAAGCGACTAAGTCGAGTATTTTAAAGGGGTGGTATAGCGATGCCTACTAATTTGCAGCCGTTAAGCACTGTGAGTGCAATAGTTCTTCCCGCAACGGGGTCTTTGACAGCAGTAGAGGCTACCCTGGCGTATGGAGTTTATACGTCAGCAGGCACCGATAACCCCGGAGTCCGGTCTTTTATCTCTGGGGCAGTAGACCAAGTGGCTTATGTTTATCATAAACTTGGGGGAAATGTTCTCGACCTAGAGATTACACCTTCTAATGTTTACAATGCTTATGAAGAAGCCTGTTTAGAATATTCGTATATAATCAACACACATCAGGCAAAAAATGTTTTGTCTGACATGCTAGGGAACACCACAGGATCCTTTAATCAAGATGGAGAGTTCACTGCCTATGGTAATGGGGGAGTAGAGGCCACCCCTAATTTGAAGTTTCCCCGTTTTCAACTAGGTTTCGCTATGCATGTAGGGCACGGAGCTAGTTTGCACATTCCGGTGGGAGCCTCCCAAACTATTTATTCCGCCTCTTTTACGCCTGCTTATAATGTCCAAGACTATGACTTGCAAAAAATTCTCTATAGCGCCTCGCTGGACACCAGTTCTCCTTTTTATGACAAAGTAGGAAAAAGCGCCGTAACAATTCAGAGAGTTTATTATAAGACTCCGCGAGCGTCATGGAGGTTTTATGGAGGCGTCGCTATAGGAACTCTGGGGAATCTATCCACTTATGGGATGTATGCCGACGACAGTACTTTTGAGATTGTACCGGCATGGCAAAACACGCTCCAAGCGATGACCTATGAAAATGATTTAAATGTACGAGCCTCCCATTATTCGTTTAAGGTTAATAATAATAAATTACGCCTCTTCCCGGTTCCCAACGGCAACCAACCAGATAAATTCTGGGTAGACTTCAGAGTGTCTGAGGATGCTTTCGACGAAAGTGAAGATAGGAAATATGGAGCCGATGGCGTCAGCAGTATGAACACTCTGCCGTTTCCAAATGTTCCTTATATTAATATTAACAGTATTGGAAAACAATGGATTCGCCGCTTTGCTTTGTCATTGTGCAAAGAGACGCTAGGACAGGTGAGATCTAAGCTTGCTTCCATCCCTATCCCTGGGAACGACGTAACCCTCAATGGTCCCGCTTTAGTCTCGGAAGCAAAAGAAGAACAGAACGCACTTAGAGAGGAACTTAAGACTGTATTGGACGAATTAGTCTACGGTAAGCTGGCTGAGGGTGACGCAGCCATGCAAAAGAATATTACGGACATTATGTCGTCTGTCCCCTATGGCATATATGTAGGATAAATAAGTGGCAACCAACAAGTGGACACAACCCGTTCAGCCGCCCCCACCAATGTTTGTGGGTCGCGCCGAGCGTGATTTTGTAAAACAGATCAATGACGAAGTTATTGAGAAAGTTGTTGGTCAACAGGTATTGTATTTTCCTATTGATTTGCCCCGTACCAATTATAATTTTTACGGTGAAGCAATTCAGAAAAGTTTTCTGCCCCCGGTTAGAGTGTATTCCCTAGTAGAGTATAATGGATCCGACCGCACACAGACCCAGTTCGGCTTTGACAACCTTTATAACATTACGGTTCACTTCCATAAACGTCGCCTGGCTCAAGACCAAGATTTGTTTGCTCGGTTAGGAGATTTTGTACAATATGACCAAATGTATTTTGAAATAATTGACATTTTTGAACCCAAATATTTATTTGGGCAGGACAGCGACTTCGCAGATGGAAATTCTTTTGAGGTCACTGCCGTCTGCAAGCAAGCTCGCGAAGGAGTCTTTGAGCCAGGCTCGGGCGTAGCTAAAAACCAAACCCAGAGGACTGTCTAAATGCCTAAACGCAATCCCGAAAATGTTAATTTGTCAGCGACCTATCCGCTAGCCCCGTCTACCATCGAAACAATCGATCAGGCGCTCTATAACTACTTTGACGAAAAACTCAACATTTTCTGCACAACCAACGAGGGCTTTGTTAAGGTCCCCGTAATTTTCGGCTCCGCCGAACGCGCCTACCAAATAAAGGAAGATCGCACTTTGCGCGAATACGGGAGAACTTTAAAATATCCTTTGATTTCTATTAACAAGACAGGCATTACCCAAAACCCGGCAAACAAGGGGCGCTATGGAACTTATATTCCTCCCTTTTTTCGCTCGGGTGTCCGACCTTCCTCGATTGATATCGCACGAGTAGTCAATCAGGATAAAACTAAAAACTTTACCAACGCCGATGCTATCCGAAAATCTGAGGGGGGAGCAAATGTCAACCATCAGACTTTTCCTGGGCAAAGTGAGGCTGTCGTTTATAATACTCTGTCTGTCCCAATGCCCGCTTTTTTAGAGGTGGTGTATTCGGTCGATTTAGTGAGCAACTTCCAACAACAGATGAACGAGATGTTGGCCCCGGTGATCACCGCCCACTCCACTCCTGTGGTCTTCCCTATTTTTAACGAGGGAAATCGTTACGAGGCATTTTTAGAACCTTCTTATAATATCGAGGCGAATGCGGCGGGACTAAACGTAGAGGAAAGGTCTTTTCGCGCGAGTCTTAACTTCACGGTCTTAGGGCATATCATTGGAGGTGACAAGAACCAAGCGTCGCCTAATGTGGTGGTCAATGAATCCGCCGCAAAAATAAGAATTCAACGAGAACGGGTCATTGTTCAGAGCGAACCGCACTTTGACACTCGCTTCAAGGACAAATACAGGCCGTAACTTGAGTTGCATTTGAGAGGGAGTTTCATAGTTTGACCTACTAATTAATAATAGTGAATTCTGTATCAGCTTTGCGTGCAGGCTTTCACCCCACTAGCATTTATCACAAGGGGAATTAAAATAAATGGCTGACAATTCTTCAAGAAAATTTAAGTTTATCTCTCCCGGCGTTTTTGTCAATGAGATAGATAATTCGCAGTTACCCGCTACAGCGGCGGACATCGGTCCCATGATTCTCGGCACCTCAGCCAAGGGGCCGCTCAACAAACCAATCACCGTCAATTCTTTTAACGAGTTTGTGGAAATCTTCGGAAGCCCGGTCGCCGGAAACGAAGGAACCGATTTGTGGCGTAACAACACTCTTAATGCACCGACTTATGGGTCCTATGCTGCTCAAGCATGGTTGCGTAATAATTCTCCCCTGACTTATATGCGTGTGGGTGCATTCACTGATCCGGACACGACTGACGAAGCTGGTTATGCTGGCTGGCGAGCCGGAAACCTCTCGTCTACAAATGCCGCCACGCGTGCCAATGGCGGCGCATGGCAGCTAGTGGTGTGGCCGACCAGTTCTCTCCAAACCGAAGATCTTCCCGTATCGGGAGCGGTCGCAGCTACCTTGTATTTAGATGCAGGACGCGCCATATTGGAAGGAACTCGCGTAGACGGAGCCGTCACTGGTTCTGCATGTGAGCTTTATACTACGGACTCCAACAACGAGATCACACTCAGTATCTCTAGCGATGGAGAACTAGCTAGTTTTCAGAAAGTTAATATTTCTTTTGACCCAAGCAGCAAAAACTATTTTCGCAATGTGCTGAATACCAACCCCACCATCACTAACAGCGCCATTACGACGGCAGCCACTAGGACTAGTAACCAAGGTGGTGAGTACTGGGTGGGTGAAAGCTTCGCTCGGCGTTTAGCTACTACGGGATCCACCTTGGGGAACAATGCCCCCGAGACTGTCGCCTCGCTGGGACTCCTCAGTTCGCCCGTTGTCACCTCGGGAAGTAGCCCCTCCACCTATCATGTTGCACTATTGCCCATGAGAAACCAAAGAAGCAACACCACTACCCAGAACGATAAGCGTTTCGGCGGTACCCGTTCTACCACGGGGTGGTTTGTTGGGCAAGATTTGAGCAACACTCCTTCGGCTTATGCCGCTAAAAGCATGCAACAGCTATTTCGCTTTGAGGCACTTGCAGAAGGCGAAGATGTTCAGAAACAAATAAAAATTTCAATTTCTAGGCTTCAAGCACCGCAGGGAGCTTACGAAGACTACGGTAAGTTTAGTGTTT